CTGGTTTGAGTTCTGTAGGCGCTTTTAGTAATACATTCTCTGTAGTGGTGAATCTATAATTTCCTAGCCGATCAAATACCTTGTACTCTATAATTTCCTCGCCAGTTGTAGCAAGTTGATCCTCTATTGAAAATGCTATATCAAAATTAAATAGCTGCTCAATATTAATGTCTATCAAATTACTATTTGAGATAACATACCAGCGGCCCTGTGATTGAAAAACTCTAGAGTTTGTGGCTTTTAAAAAAGACTCTAAAACATCTTTAGCGTTTCTAAATTCTAGTTTGTCAAATACACCAAATTCATTTAAAATAATATCATGATATAGCGTGTCATTAGCATTTCCTGTATTTTTTCTAATTGCGTTTGATACATAAATGTCTAGATCTAATTGAATATTATTCAAAATGTAGTATATGTAGAAAAACATAGTATCCTCATTAGAATCATATCCGCCATCAGCAGCATTAGAATAAGGCGCATCAAAAGCATCTAAACTACCTAGGCCATCATAGGCTACTAACTTTAGTGGATTAGGAAATGGCTGTAGGCTCTCCTGGTATTGATCAGCTTGTAGCCATCCCTCCCAGTATATCTCTGAGCTGCCTCCAGTACCTCCAGATCCCTCCCAAAGATAGTTAGCTTGCTCCCATTGGTCGTTTTCAGTATCCCATACTTTGTCTGCATTGTCTAAACTACCAGTTGAAATCCTTACTTTATATTCACGCTCACCAGCCGCATAGAATTGATCATAGAGTGTATTAGCAGTTTCAAATAGGTTTAATTCACAAGTTGAGCCGATAATTGGTGAATAAAAGTCATCATCACCCTCCCATTTAATTACTACTGGATTCGCTTGTCCTATGAGCGGAAAAATATCGCCATCGTAATCTTTTTGCAATATTTCAGCGACTCTATAATTCCCTTTAGTATCTGAGAACTCTAATCTAAATTTGACTCCGTATGCCATTTATTTATTTTATTCTGCTACGATTTCTGTCTGCTCTCTGTAATGCGACCACTAGATCCTGGCCATTTATTTTAAACTCTCCGCCTACGTTTACATTTTGATTGCTTTGGCCCATCATGCCCTGTAATTTATCTAGTGGAGCAATTACCTCTGGATTAGCTTTAGCTCCTGGATATTCTCCCATAAGGCCCATAGTTGGCCCAGATACAATACCTCCATTTGCAAATTTTGGAATTGCTGCAAATGCTGAAAGCACACCACCTACAGCGGTTGCAATAAATGCTGGAGTTGTAAATATAGCTCCAGGCCCTGTAGCTGCTCCAGATGCTGTAGCACCAGCAATGGCCGAGGCAATAGACTGAGATAGATACATAGATATTAACTGTAATACAGTATTTATCATGCCGCTTAAAAATCCTTGGAAACCAGACTCCGCTAATCCTAGTGATGAAATTAAAGATTGTCCCATTTTATTAAAAGCATGGCCCACCTCGCTGCCTACCATTTGAGCTGTATCTTTTAGATTTTCCATCTTTTCGATGAATTGTTTATGCTCATCTGAATTTAAAATATTGTCTAAATCAATATCAGCAGTGTCAAATGGATCAATCACAGGCACTGACTCTGGATCAAATGCCTCAGCTATTTTATCGCCAAAAGCATCTGCAAAAGTCATATCAAAAGCAGCTATCTCGTTACCTATAGCCTCATCAAATTCTTTTACAAATTCTTTAGCCTCTGCCTGTAGATCCCATTCTATTTGTAAGTTTGCCAGCTCTATTTTTCTAAGATCCTCTAAAGATGTACCCAGATCCTGTGTTTCGCTAGTTGTATTTTTTATGCTTTTTTCCAGGCCACTGATAGACATATCATATCTTTTGATTGCCGACTCAGTAGCAGCTATTTCCTCAGCTAGCCTTTTATATTCTTTAGATTCTATTCCTAAAGCGCTAGCAATTAATCCTTGCTCCTTATCCTGTTCAACCTTTAAAAGCTCTAATTTGGTTTTTAAAAGTTTTTGTTCTGCTCGATGTAGATTTAAAGCTGATGAAACAGATCCATCCTGGGCAGCGCTAGCCGCTTTTATGGCTTTCTCGTTTTCCTTTAACTCAGCGTTTAAATCCTTTATAGTACTTAATAGTCCCTGGTGTTTACCCACCGCTATTAAAGCTGTAGCTAATGCGCCTAGAGCCAACAGAATACCTCCTGTAGCTAAATTTAAGGCCGCAAATGCAGTCGATAGAGTTCCAATAGCATATACTAAAGGCGGAATGGCCGCTGCAATACCACCCACAATAACTACTAATTTTTTAGATGCTGGCGATAAATTTTTAAAAGTCTTTAAAATATTGTTTGCTCCTTTTACTAATTCCGTAAAGGCTGGCAATATTACAGCACCAAAACTAGCGCCTAGCTCTTTCATGGACTCCTGGAATATCCGCATCTGGTTAGCAGCTCCATCAGATGTCCTAGCAAAATCACCATGAGCGTTGGCGGTTTTAGCCATAACAAATTGATACCTCAGCTGTACTTTCTCAGCTTGAGTCATCTCTTTTATGGTTTTCTTTATGCCTTGCTGCATAGCAAACTGCTCTAAATTGACTTGAGTCATTACAACTCCTAATCTTTTTAGAGATTCAGTTTCTCCAGTAAATACGCCATTGAGTGCAGTAGTAACCTCCTCAATGTTCATGTTTTTAAATGAGGCGAGATCACCAGCAAGTCCAACAAGTGAGGTAGATAGTTCAGCAGCGGAATCTACAGACAATCCCATAGAGGTTGACATATCACCAAATAGGGCCGCCATATCTAAAGCAGTTCCCTGGGCGATTCCAAACTGATCTAATGTAGTTTGTGCAAATTCTTTAACCTCTCCAGAGGCGGATCCAAACGCTACATTAACTTTATTTAATGACTCCTCAAAATCGGATGCCATTTTAATTGCAGCGCCTCCAGCGATTCCTAGAGGTAATGTGAGCCTGGTAGTAAGCGATTTACCTATTCCAGTTACTTTTGATCCAAAAGATTCTAATTTCCCAGATGCCTTATTTAAAGCTGTAGTGAGCTTACTAGCATCCCCTATAATACTTACTTTGAGTTTTTGATCTTGCATAGTACAAAAATACTAAAAAAAAGGGTGTTATAATTTCACGCCAGCAGCAATAGCTTTGGCTTTAAAATTCTCATAATCCTCTTTAGTTCCTTTAGGTTTTTGCGCCTTGTTAAACTTGTCCTGTGGTAGTGGAAATAGTTTCTCTGGTTTGATCATTTGATTGCGCTTTCTACAGTTTACATTATGCAGCATAGTGGCCACATATCTTATGCGCTCCCATTCCAGGTTTTGTTTTATCATATAGGATTCGCCCAGGAGCTGGTTTTCTCTCCAGGTGTAATTCCAAAACTTGTCTGGATCAATGCCGACTTGCCCTATATAATAGTCCTCTAAGTCATCCCAGGTTAGGGAGTCGGCTGCTGCTTTCCCTGGGTATTAGCAACCTTTTTAGCCTGGCGATCAATTCCCATATTTAAGTCATTACCTAAAATACGAGATTCCATCATGGCGCCTATCATTTTCTCTAGTTCCTCCTGGCCTAGATCCTCAAGCCATGCGCCTACTTTAAATTGATTGTAGTCTATATCATTACCCTCCTCCTGGTCATGCGCTAGCATAGCGCTATAAACTAAAGCTCGAATAGCTGAAATAGAAACGCCACCAGCAAATAGTTCTCCTATTTTGTCTAGTGGCACATTCATTATCTCTGTAAAATTCGCCCAGAAATTCATGCTAAAATGTAGCGTAACATTACGCCCACCTAGCTTAGTGGTATAATACCCTCTCCTCTTGTTTGCCATTATGTGTTACTTTATATTAAGAGTTGGTTGACTTAGTGATAGATCCAGTCAAAGTTATAGAACCGCTGTAGCTTACTGGTGACTCCATCTCAGCACTCATTTCTACGCTTGAAAGGAAACCCTCAGCAGTATAAATAGCATCTCCAGTAGTTGTAGTACCAAAAACGCAAGTGATTTGAGTTCTAGCCAATAAGTAGTCAGCTAATTCTATAGCATTTGCGGAATCACTATAGTCCACTAATCCATCGAATGAGATCTCTCCAGACATTACTCCAGCAATTACCTCTTGAAATCCGCTACTATCTTTAGTAGTGGCCTCTGGCAAATCATTGTTGAGTGTTAATGTACAGCTAGTTGAATGTCCTAGAGCTGTATCCTCTATCTTTAAAATTAGGTTAGTTCCGTTAAATACTGCCATTGTCTTTAAATTTTATACAAATATAGTTATTATTTTATTTATGTTTTTAGGTAGAGAATTGAATTGTACCATTTGCTCCAGCTGTGAATGTAGTAATATTATATCCAGATACCGATGATGAATCAGTAGTAAATGATAATACAGTTGGTGATGTTGTTTCACTTATTGTATAAGCATCTGGATAACGTAAAATAACTACTCCAGATGCACCATTACCACCATTTGCAAAAGCAGTAGTATATCCACTACCACCTCCTCCACCTCCAGTGTTAGGGGTAGCATTACTCGGAGTAGATGTGTTACCAGTTCCATTTGCTCCACCACCAGCGCCACCAGTACCGGGAGTATAACTACTTTGGCATCCACCTCCACCACCTCCAGCATAATATGTAGCTGTTCCAGTTATAGATATTTGATCACCAATACCACCATTTCCGCCAGTTGTTGATGTTCCATTTGCTCCAGCACCACCAGCACCACCACCTCCACCACCGCCATAAGCATTTGCGCTTGCACCGGTATTACCACCAGCATATCCTTGTCCAGATGTTCCAGATGCACCATAATGTTGAGTGCCTGATGAACAACCACCCCCTCCAGAGCCGCCAATCGCACCATCTCCATAAGAATGATTACCTCCACCACCACCGCCATCAGATGTTATAGTAGCAAAAGTTGAGCCTGTGCCATTAGTTGCTGACCCATTTAAACTTGTACCACCACCGCCACCAGGACCTACACTCACTGTATAATCTGTTGCAGTAGCTAATGATAAAGATGATTCAGCAGATGCTCCACCTCCAGATGAATCTACTGTAGATCTCAAACCTCCAGCTCCACCTCCACCACCTAATCTACCTCCACCGCCACCACCAGCAACTACTAAATAATCAACTGTTAAATCTGGTGTAGCAGCAGCAGCAGCTCCTCCAGCCTCAGTAGTAACTAACCAGCCTTTAGTAGCGCCAGAATATAATAGCCTAGCGGTTTGGTTATTGGTAGAAAGCACTAAATCATCAGTAGCGCCTCTAAGGTTTAGAGATCCAGGATCTATCGTAATGTTATTTGTACCAGCGTTTGAGGCGTAATCTACTATGATAATCTCATCCCCAGCACTTGGAGCATCTGGTAGAGTTACAGTTACAGCCGCTGATGAGGTATCTACTAAATATCCCTCACCACTTACAGCATCAAAAGTAGCTGTTTGAGCAGTTGTAATCCACTTAATTAACCCTCCAGAATCTAAATAGTCATATGTTGCCTTTGTAAACGCCATTGTAATATTTTAAAAATTATTATTCAGTTACCAAATCCCAGCTAGTAGTATCCTCATTCCAGGTGTACATTTGCCCATCATCTGGATACTCTACAGGAGCCTCCCATAAACAGCTAGACTCATTTAAAACCCAGCTATCAAATGGTTTTGGCGGAATAAAAGCATCTCGGCTATGATCATAGGTATAACCTATCCCAGCATAGTTTTTTCTAAATGCTTTTGATTGGTCCGCACTAGGCTCATTTGTTACAGGATCGTAATGTACTCCGCCTCTTGTATTATAAGAGGTACGTTTACATAATTGTCCAAACATATGCTGATAAACCAATTCTATGTTAGTATCGGTTTCATCCTCATTTTTGCCTGTGCAAACTTTAGTAACTATGTTTTGATAGTTTAGTAATGCGTAGTGTGCCATCTTTGTTATTATTAATTATTAATTTTTATTATGTCGAAAATTCTATAGTTCCATCTCCAGCTGTGAATGTAGTTACTTTGTCACTGCCAACTGTAGCTGTAGTGAATGATAATACATTCCCTCCAGAGGTTGTTTCACTTATAGTATATGTATTTGGATAGCGTAATATTACAACTCCAGAGCCTCCATTTCCACCAGAGCCTCCAGCACCTCCACCGCCGCCGCCGCCGCCGAGATTATCAGTGCCATTAAACCCACTAGAGTTAGTCGTTCTTACAGAGCCATTACCACCTCCGCCAGCTCCTCCAGATGATTGTGTAGTGTTATTAGAATCGGACCAGTTACCACCTCCACCACCTCCAGCGTATGTTAAAGATGAACCAGTTATAGAAACAGCTAAACCATCTCCACCATTTGGAATTGTACTATAATTATTACCATCATTACCAGCTTGAGAGGCACCACCTCCTCCACCTCCCCAGTAATTATATGGTGAGCTAGTTGTATTATCACCATCTCCACCATCATAACCCTGTACTGGTGAACTTGTAGCTGTACCGCCTACAAATGTAGTTCCTAAAATATCACCACCTCCACCACCACCAGAGCCGCCAGATGCACCATCCGCATTTGAACCACCATAACCACCTCCAACAGATGTTATAGTAGAAAATACAGAATCAGTACCATTTGTTC